TTTTCGTATCCATTTTCTTTAGCGTAATTAAATACTTTAGCTTGATATTCTTGTCCTATTTTTTTATCTCTATACTCTGGTTTTACCCACATATCCTCTATATGTAACCTTTTATCGTCATCAAATGCTTTACAAGCAAAGAGTCCATGTTCGTCTTCAAAACTATGGATATTATAACATTCTAATCTATACTCTGCATAGTGTGACATAATTGCTCCTAGACACTAAAAATCTTACTTTGTTTAATTTTATGGTCTGTACCACGTGAACCAAGTACAAACATAATTTGAGAAAGGTTTATACCTCTACCCAACTCTCCTGCGCCTTGCACAGTTTCTATCTTTATCTTGAAAGATTCGCATTTTTGTTTTACAAAATCAAGTCTATATTGATATTGCATAACGTCTTTTCCACCATATGGGATGGCTGTAGTGTAATCTCCAGTAGTTCCACCTGGATCTCCATAAAATCCTTTCTTAAGACTACCAGACTCAATGCGTCTACCTGGATCTCCATACCTATAAATCTCAGTTTGGTCAGCAACATCAATTATTTTTGTTTGAGAAAAAGTGTCATCATAGTTGTAACACACACTAACTTTGAGTCTATGTGGGCTAAAGTAATCTCCTAATACTAACATTCTGTAGATTCTTATAGATGATTGTGAACCAGCTGGGTTTATCCAACCTGTCTCTACTGTCATGTTTATAGGAACTCCTGCATCATCAAAGTCTGGACTTTGTTTATAGAGCTTGTTTCCGTCTGGACTTACATGAACATAATAATAATCATCGCCAACTACTACAGAGCTTACACCTCTATGGTTATCATACAAAGACCAAAAACCTCTAAAGTAGTTATAAACTAAACAAAATCCATCAGAAGTTAAAAATCTTACCTCGTTGTCTTTTGCAAAAATGTCAGCTTTTGTAATAGTTAAATTATTAAAATCATCTACTGGGAAACCTATGTACTTGAGCACTAATGATCTTTCTAAGATGTAAATACCTTTATTTGATTTAAAAAATAAACCTTGAGGAGTTAGAACTACACTATTAGCTTCTACACAACCTATATCAGAAGACACTAGTTGAGGTTCAATAAACGTATTTTGTTCACCAATATTGTTAGGACCATCCCCAGATAAAAAGAATATGGCATTTCTTTTGAATATAATTAGTTTGTCATCCATACCTTTTAGGGCTGTTATGTCACCACCTAGACCAGACATTACTATTCTAAAGGTATCATTAAAACCTATACCTGTGTTTTCTTCAACTATCTTTGAGAACTTTAGTTCTAGTTTGTTTTCTAGCCCTGCTAAGAATAATCTGTTTTTAAAAGTAGCTATAAGTGAATTAGAAGGAGGACTTACGTTTTCTACTTCTCCACCTTCAGTATAAAGTAATTCGTTTGCAATAAGTTTTGCGTCTGAGGTTTGATCAGTAAATAAAACAAAGTCAACTCCATCAGTTCTATTAATAATTGGTTTAGACGTTTGATCTACAGTATCACTACTGTCTCCCATGGTTTTATAAAATACTGATCCGTTACCTTCTGTCCTGTATAGTTCAACATAAACATCAGTTTTTTGTGTTAAGTCTAAAGTAGGTATGTTTACAGAAATAGATGTAACAGCAGCAGTACAAGTTACTGAGGCTTGACTAGATAAGGCAGATTTAAAAACATTACCTTGAATGTCTGTCCAGCTATAGACTGCTAGATAGTTGTAAGTTTTAGTTTCAAAAGGTCCAGTAGAGCCAGTTCCCTGTGCTGCAAACAAAGTATTAGGAGGGTAATTAAAACCTTGTTCTACAAGAACATTACCATCATAACACTTAAGTTGTCCTCCTGCTATGTTTAAGTTGTTTTGCATATCAACAGTTTGGTTAACAACTTTATTGTCAAAATCTAATACCGAAGAGTTTACACCAAACAATGTAAAGTAGCTTGTAACTCCTTCGTTCCCACTTATAATTCTACCTTGAGCTTTACTTGCAAACAAAAACTTAGTAGACGATATTGAGGGAACATCTGATAAACTAGGTATGGTATAAACAGCGTTTGCATTTGTACTGGCATCATAGTTAAAAAACCCTGTACTTAAATTACCAGAGGGACTACCCTTTCTAGTGTTGTTTAAAATACTACCACCCTGACCTTGGCTAATCTTTGCTTGTACAGAGCCATCAGATTTCATAGTGTAATAAGTAGCGTGTAAGTCTGTTTCTCTTATTACATTTACATAAACAGTTTCATCTTGAACAAATGCCTTAGAGGCTAAACCTACACCTCTAGCCATTACTGAAGTTGTACCAACCGTACCCGTACTGAACTGGTACGTAGCCTTAGCTACATAAACTAAACTCCAAGTAAACTTTAAATCATTTCCACCATTAGTGTTAGTGCCAGTGGATATAGTGTAGAGTCTTGGAGAAGTTTGATAAACCTGCATGAATATTGTAACAGTGTCATTATCTGAGGAAGCGGCAGTAACGGCTCTACATGAGTGACCACCTGTTATTGTAGTCACATCTTTAATAGTAGTTGGACCTGCTGCTAGTGAACCATCAGACCCTAAGACTGATATTTTTACGACACCACTTCCATTGGAAGTTAACAATATAAACTTACCTTCTCCATCTACTTGAAAATCAATTGCATCATGTGGGGTAAGTGCTGTGCTTCCCCATGGATCTTGATTTACAGCGACCACATTAAGAATATCCCATCTAGCTAATCTCAACTCTGAGGCACTATTATCATAATAGACAACCATCATAGAAGTCTCACCTGCTGCTACATCAAATCTTTGATCACTAGCTAAAGTAGCTACAGTAGCTTCTGAAGTAAAAGCTTTGTTTGCACCTGCTTCAAAAGGAAACTCTCTAGTTAAAAAATTATTTAAGTTTAGATAATTGTATTTTAAAACTCTAGAGCCATCAGTCCAAAAAAACCACACCAGCCCATTATAAACTTGCATTCTTATAAAAGCTACTGAACCTGAGGCAGTGATACCAGGAATTTCAGTATCACTAATTACATAAGAGCCAGTTTCTTCATCTACGATTGATATTTTGTATTTACCAGACTCTAACCAGCCTAATATTCTATAACCATTTAGATAAGCAATTTGAAGCTGAGTTTGTTCTTTACCGTTAGATAAAATTGTTTTAGATTGAGGAACTACTGCATCATAACTACCTTCGTTTTGCCAAACGTCTGAACTTTGACTGTAGCTGTAAATTTGATCTCTAGATAGCCATAGTAGCTGATCTTTAAATTGAGAAACTCCAATAATTGGTTGATTGTTAGTGCTGCCAATACTTACACCTTTTATTTCAGTGTAACCATTTCTTTTGTTATATTCTCCTTCTTTATCAAACTTTACATTCTCAATATGACTAAATTGACCAAACGGAAGTTGTTTTTCATCAATCTTAGTGTTGATACCTTGATTAAGAGATAATGGTAGATTGTTCTTTTTTAAACTCACAACCCCTCCTATATAACATCAAAGTCTAATGAGTTACCTCTGGATATAACTGTTGCTGAACCAAAGTTAGAGTTTATGACATAACCTGCTGGAGTATCAGTAGATTTTTGTCCATCTACCATTTGACTTGTACCAGTAGCTCTAATAATAATGTTTTTAGTAGCAGCGTTTCCTGAAATGTCTTTGAATATAAAAAATCTACCTCCAGTAGGAGCAGAGGGTAATGTTATAGTTATACTACCTGTACCACTTGCATCAACAGGATAATAAGATAAATTATCTGTAGCTGATATTGTAGTATCTGTTGATATGTTAGTGGATGATGCAGAAAAACTAATAGCAGAAACCCCAGAAGCATTTAGAACCCCTGCCGATGTTAGTTGAATCTGGTTTCCTGAACCATCGTTAAAAAACAAATCTCCTGCCGTACCACCTGCAAATGCAACATTAGGAAAACTAGCAGCAGGTAAAGCTGTTGAAGGACTTGTGTTTAAAGACAGTCCTAAGTATTTCATGTTAGTAGCAGCAAACGCTGTTGTACTTGTACTAGTTACAACGGTAAAGCTTAAGTCTGCATCAATGCCTATGGCAGCAGACCCTAACTGTCTACCTACTGAAACGTGGTCATGACCATCTATTGAGGTTAAGGCAGTGTTTATATCAGTAGCCCACGTTGGACCTAGACGCTCCCCAGGTGTGGGAAGTGTCAAATTCATATAGGTTGTTTTACTTGTTTCAGCCATAGTTATTTCCTAAAATACCCAAAAATGGACATTAGACATATCAGTAGTTCCTGGTATTAAAAAGTTAATAAATTTTTTTCTATCATACTTCTTACTTGAGCCTCCTATTGTAGCTGTAAGAGATTCATAAACATCTATAGGATTAAATTTTCTTACAACTATCCAACCTAAAGGCTCTCTACCTAACTTATGTTCTATTAAGTTATCAGTACTATGAGACAAATCGACTGATTTTAGTAAAACTCCATCTACAATCTGAGATTGTGTTATAGGAGTTAAGACCTCTTCTAATTGGTTTTGAGAGCTATTAAACTCTGCTCTTCCTGCATATGGACCTAAAGCAAAAACTTTTTTATAGTTTCTTATACTCACGTTGTAGACCTCGTAAATAGAAACTCGCTGTCAGTAGTATAAATGTCTGTTATTGACAAAGGACTACCTGCGTCTCTATTGTTAGCAGCTTCTTCTATTCTACGCTTCATCATCAGTTTTTGTTGCATTAATACAGTAACATCACTTTCTTCTTTTTGTAAACACTTTATTGCTGCATCTATCACTACATATTCTGCATAACCATTTATGTCTGCAAAGGTAGTAGTTGATGTAGCAGGAGTAGTGCTATCAAATTGTTGAGCAGTTGGTATAAACCAAATCCTAACTTCTGTAGCTCCATCAGGTTCAGGAGTAAAGATTATATTATCTCCAACCATTCTATATCTTATGTTTGCAAAACCAAGAATCCTCCCAGGACTCCCACTGTTTTGGTATAAGTTTCTTTCATTAAAATTAAACGGTCTTAGTGTAAAAAAATCTGAGCCATTTATCTTAGCATCTACACCTCTAAGTTTATAGAAGTTAGAAATGTTTGGTCCAGAAGTAGAACTATGAATAGGATATGAATCTGTACCAGCTACAGTATTAAATGTAGAACTACTTACATAGTAATCCTGTCCATATGTTTGTATCAGGATATCATGGAGTTCTGATATTCCTGAATTTATGTAGGTTTGAACTTCCGTATCTGAAACAAAATCATTAGACTCCATGTCAGCACGTTGTCTTACCCTAGCCACCAAATCGGCTTCAGTTATAGCAGCCATAAAACCCCCGAAAAGAGGAGGGCTTGCGCCCCCCAATTAGTATTCGTCTTTAACACATTTTTTGATAAACATCTTGAGACATTTAGAGAACTCTTCTTTGTACTCCATTTCGTCTCCTTCACCTCTGACACATTCTTTTATAGCATCTAACATTCCGTCTACTTCTTCTTTGTACTTTTCGTAGACCTCATGATGACGTTCCTCGTCGTGCTTACCTTCCATGAAGTCTTCGTTAGATTCCTTTCCTCTTCCGTAATGGTCTTTCATCTTTTCTATGATGAGAGTAACCATTCCACCTTTGTCTTTTTTTGGACCCATCATAATCATGATAAACTCCTTTAAACACCTACGCCTGGAAGGCTGGAGTTTTTAACGATAATCATGAAATGAACTGTTTCGCCATTTCCAATCTCAGCAGCAGCACCGTCTTTATCAAGAGCAATAAAGTTAATTGTACCATTGGTAGAAACAGTAGGAGCACCTTTTAGTTGAAAAGCCATACCACCTGTAGTTCCACCTAGAGCTGTTGATTTTTGGATATCAAAGTACATACCAAAAAAGTGATTGTATAAATCAGAGTCACCACCTGGAACACCAAGAACTAGTGAGTAATCTCCTGCACTATTTCTAGTTACACTTTTTACACCAACACTTTTTGAAGCAGAAAGAGTAGGAGCACCTGAAGCACCTACAGCGAACTGTCCGTGAATTACTTTTATTTCTTTATCTAAGGCTTGTAGCCTCTGAAAACTTCTATTTGCCATTTTTTTTCTCCTTTAGTCAGAGTGGAAGCAACCACGCTGCGAAAAAAAGAGAAGCCCCGAAAGGCTTCCCCTGATTAGTTAAATTATGCTAATGCAATCCTAACATTGTACCCAGGACCTCTACACCCTAACTGAGCGTAGTAACCAACTCTAACTTCAACAGAGTCAGCAGAAGAGTCTCTTAGGAACTTAAGACCGTCTGAGTCAAGAATCTTAGGAGCTTTACCAAGAGAGTAAAGTTTCCAAACATCCATTTGAAGCATGAAAGCTACATTTGGAGGACAGTTTTGGTCAGGTATTACTTTAATAGGTCCTCTAGGTCCATGAATCAAGATACCTCTAAAACCGATTTCAGGGTTAACTTTTTGGTCAACGTAAGAAACCTTAGAACCTAAAGCTTTTTCTAGGTCAGCAAAAGCTGAGTAGTTAACAAAACAAACATCAGGCTTTCCACCTTCTCTAGCAACTCTAGCAGCAGCACCGATAAGAGCTTCTTCGATAGGAAGTGATGAACCGTCAAATCTTATACCACCTAAACGAGTAGCATCTGATGATCTGTTAACACCAAAGAAAGAGTCAGTAGAACCTGGAGCAGATGATGGAAGCCATCCACCTAGACCAGTAAGTTTGTTGTCTTTGTCACCATCAACATAGATAGCTTCGGTAGTAGTAGCACCTGAAGCACCTGTGAGGAGAATAACCCCTGTGTC